AAACAGTTCCGCATATATTGACGCATTCGCGGAGGCTATCAAGACGGGCGACTTTACAGAGTGCCGCTCACTTCTCACAGAGAACGCAACAAACGGAACAGTCGTTGTTCCTACATTCATTGAAGAGAAAATCTTGACCGCTTGGGAAAAGTCCGAAATCTTCTCACGCGTTGGCAAGGTGAACTATAAGGGCAATCTCAAGATTGGTTTTGAGATTAGCGGAACAGACGCCGTTGTTCATACTGAGGGCGGCGACGCACCAGACGAAGAAGTTCTCGTTCTTGGCGCAATTGAGATTATCCCTCACAATATCAAGAAGTGGATAACAGTTTCTGACGAGGTTATGTCCCTTCGTGGTCAGGCTTTCCTTGACTATATCTACGACGAGATCACATATAAGATCATCAAGAAAGCAGAGAATCTTGTCATTGCGGCTATTGTCGCTGCCGTTGGTTCTTCTACTTCTACAAAGGCGGGACAGGCTACAATCTCTGGTGGCGTTGCTAAGACAACTATCCTTAACGCTATCGCGGCTACTTCCGACGAGGCAACAGACCTTGTTGTTATTATGAATAAACAGACTTGGGCGGCTTTCAAGGCTCTCGAAACTGTTAACGACGGTGACCCGTTCAACGGACTTCCTGTTCTCTTCAATAACAGTTTGGACGCTTACGATTCCGCAGACGCTGACGAAGAGTACGCAATCGTTGGCGACCTCGGATTCGGTGCAAGAATTAACCTTCCTGACGGCAACGAAGTAAAGTTCGTATTTGACGAAAAGAGCCTCGCAGAATCCGACCTCGTTAAGATCGTCGGCAAGCTCTATGCCGGAATTGGTATTGTTGCCCCTAACGCATTCTGCGTAATCACAAAGCCAGACTCAGAGGGCTAATTTTTAAGAAAGACGGAGGCGGTTTAATATGGCATTGATTGACGAAGTACGCTTCGCACTCAGGATCACCACAACGGATAACACGTTGTTGAATACAGAACTTCAAAGATATATTGATTCTGCGATTCTTGACCTTACAAGCACAACAGACATTATTCCGTTTACGGAGCAAACCGCCGACGGACTTCTCAAGGACGCAATAATTCTTTATGCGTCCTATATGTTCGAGCGTGACACCACAAGGCGACAGAGTTACAAGCAGAATTACGACGACTTGAAAACAAAACTTTTGATGTCGTCGAAGTATTCGACGTTGGGGGCGGTGAACAATGAAAATCCGTGAACTTAAACTTGTAAAGCAAGTTGAAACATTGGACGAATTGAACCAACCCCAGACGACGGAAACGAGCAAAACGTTTATTGTCGAGCTTCGGTCTATATCCCGCGCAGAATTTTTCGAAGGAAGACGGGGCGGTCTTACGCCCTCGTTTTCTTTCGTTATATCTGCGTTCGATTACGACGGCGAAAAGTTAGTCGAATATAACGGCAATAGATACGCCGTTTATCGTACCTATGAAACGGACGACGACCACGTCGAATTGTACTGTCAGGAAGAAGGGGGCGTTTCGTTTGTCTAATGTAGAAATCAAGGGCGGAACTCTCGGCGACATTATGAAGCAACTAGGCGTCACGACCGAGGCGGAAGTCCTGGAGGCTACCAAGACGGCGGGAAAGACCACTTCACAAAAAGTCGTAAAGATATTGAAGGGAACTTCGCCAAAGAATCGCGGAAAATATGCGCGGTCGTGGAAAGTTAAGCAAGAGGGGTCGGCGTTCATTGTTTATAACGAACAAGCGGGTCTGACTCACTTACTAGAAAACGGACACGACGTTGTCAGAGGCGGACGCAAGGTTGGAAGAGCACCCGCACACCCGCATATTAAACCCGCCGAAGAAGAGGGCAAAGCGCTATTCGTCGAAGAAGTGATAAAAGAAGTTGAACGGAGGCTTGCAAAATGACAAATAAAGAACTTATCGACATTTTAAAGACTCTGAAAAAGTGCGACGTTTACTCCATAAGGGCGAAAGACGGCGCGAAACTTCCCTATCTTGTCGTAAATTATGGCGGCTCGCAGAACTTTGAAGCAGACGACACAACGTTCAATATCGCCCAAGACATCACACTTGAACTATACACCACAAATAAAAATGAAACTGTTGAATCCGAAGTCGAAGACTTGCTCGTTCAAAATTGCTTGCCATACCAAAAGGACGAAGCGTTCGACGACGGACAACAGTTTTACATTGTCTACTATTCATTAATTCGGAGGTAAAAAGAAAATGGCTAAAAATAAAGTCAAATTCGGCTTGAAGAACGTTTTCGTTTTCAAGGCAACCGAAACAACCGACCCTCAGACGGGCGACATAACAACAACTTATGGTTCGCCGATTAAGTGGGACGGCGCCGTAAACCTCACACTCGATCCGGCGGGAAGTGAAGATTCGAACTTCGACGCAGACGACATGGTCTATTATGTCGTTCAGGGTCAGAACACAGGCTACACGGGAACTTTTGAAAGTGCACTTGTTCCAACAGAGGTTCTTACCGACCTTTTAGGCTTTGTTGCTGACCAAGACGACGTTCTTGTCGAGAGCAAAGACAACGTTCGCTCTTATTTCGCAATGACATTCGAGGTAAACGGCGACAAGGCGGCAAGACGTTATCTTCTCTATCGTTGTATGCTTGGCAGAATGTCAATCAATGGTTCAACGATAACAAGTGATTCCGCACCAACACCACAAACCGATAGTGTTAATATCACGATCACACCAAGACCAGACGACGGACTTGTCAAGTGTAGAACGGGCGCCAATACAAGCGAAGCAACATTTAGTGCTTGGAATACGGCACCCTACATTCCTACTTTGTAAGTGGTTTACAAATGAGCGTTTGACCCTCGCAGAAATGCGGGGGTCTTTTTTGTTTAAAGAGAGTCAATCGAGGTAAAAGAAAATGAAAACCAATATTACATTCAAAAATACAACTATCGAATGCACTTGTAATGCTTTGACCCCTATTTTGTATAGGGAAATTTTCAAGAAGGATTTTTTCGAACAGTTGCTTTCATTCACAAAGGTTAAATCTTACGACAAGATCGTCGAGAACAAGGACAACCCAGACGCGGCAAAGACAATCGACCCAGAGGACGCGGCGGAAATAATGCGCCGTTCTCAGGTGATTTCGGAAATTGCTTTTATCTACTCCAAGCAAACCGAGATCGCAGACGTTGAACGACTTATGAATCTTGGCAAGATTGATTATTATTCTTGGCTTTCTGGTTTCGAGAACGGAACGTTTAACGACTCTTCCGCACTCAGTAAGATTATTGAACTTTGGCAGAGCAACACGACACAGACGACAGAATCAAAAAACGCATAAAGCCGAAAGACCGAGCATTCACGACGCCGTTGTTGTTGCTGAGAGCAAAACAACTCGGCTTGTCGATTACTGAATTAAACTTGTTGTCTTTTGGCTTTCTTATGGACTTATTGACCGAGCAAGGAAACGACAACTTCGAATATCCTGACAAAGCGACGCAAGAAGACATAGACTCATTTTTCTAATAAAGGGGGTTAAAACGTGGCTAGTGGTAACATTAAGGGAATCACCATTGAATTTAAGGGCGATACTACCCAACTAGGCAAGGCGCTATCAAGCGTAAACAAAGAGATCAAGACGACCGACTCGGCTTTAAAAGAAGTCGACAAAGCCTTGAAGCTCGACCCGTCCAACGTCGAATTGTTGGCGCAAAAGGAATCGTTGCTTGCTAAACAGATAGAGCAGACAAGGGACAAACTCGAACTTCAAAAGAGAGCCGCCGAAGAAGCGGGAAAAGCCCTTGAACAAGGAACTATCTCTCAGGAAGAATACGCCAAGTTGACCGCCGAAGTCACAAAGACGGCGGACAAACTCGGAAAACTTGAAACCGAGGCGGAAGGGGCTAGTTCTGGTTTGACCGACGCGGCAGATTCGGCGAAAGACGCGGGACAAGAAGCGAAAACGTCCGGCGATAATGCCGAGAAATCGTCGGAGGCTTGGCACAAGTTCGGAGAAGCGGCAAAGGTTGCAGCAGAAGCGGCTGCCGCTGCAGTGGTCGCGCTTGGGGCGGCTATGGTCGAATGCACAACCGCACTTGCTAATATGTCAGTTCAGGGCGCCCACTATTCCGACGAAGTCTTGACAATGTCTTCCGTGACTCACTTGTCAACGGACACTTTGCAAGAGTTAAGCTACGCGGCGGAACTTATTGACGTTGACGTCGGCACAATGACGGGGTCAATAACTAAACTTGAAAAGAGTATGTCTTCCGCGCAAGGTGGCTCAGAATCCACAATCGAAGCGTTTAACAAACTCGGTGTTTCGTTTACTAATGCCGACGGCTCACTCAGGGACGCAAACGAAGTCTTCCTCGAATCTATCGACGCTTTGGGAAGTGTTCAGAACGAAACAGAACGCGACGCACTCGCAATGCAACTTTTGGGCAAGGGCGCAAAGGAACTCAACCCACTTATCGACGCGGGATCAAGTGCGCTTGAAGATTACGCCAAGCAAGCCCACGACGCGGGCTATGTTCTCGACTCGGAAACCCTTGAAGCGTTCGGCGCCTTTGACGATAACCTCGTAAAGTTAGAGAACGGAACGACGGCGGCTAAAAACGCTTTAGGAACGATCCTTCTTCCACTTTTGACCGACTTATCAGGCGAGGGCGTGGGACTTTTGGGCGACTTTACCAACGCTTTATTAGACACGGGCGGCGATATTGACCAATTCGGAGGAATAATAGACGACTTCGCGCCAAAGATTAGTGATTTAATCTCAAAATATCTTCCGAAATTTGCCGAAATTGCGGGAAAGATTATTTCGACCGTTGCCGAAAGTCTGGGACGTAATATCGCCCCGATTCTTGAAGCCGTGAAAACTGTTCTAACAACTGTTATAGGCGTTTTCGGTGAAACCTTGCCAACGATCATTAGTACAGTTTTGGAAGTGGTCTTGGCGATTGCGAACGTTCTTTTGACCCCTTCGAACCTCACTTCCATAATACAAGCCGTTGTGCAAGTGGTGGTTTCCGTGAGTCAAGCACTAGTCGAAGCCTTGCCAGAATTAATACCCGCCGTTGTCGAGGGATTATTGCTCATTGCTTCAACTATCCTTGACCCTACAAACCTTGAAACCGTCTTAAATGCGGCAATGTCTATTATCGAAGCCGTGGTAACGGGACTTTTGGACGCTTTGCCAAATGTCATTCCAACTATAATTTCTTTGATTGCCACAGTAACGCAGACACTTTTACGACCTGATTTGCTCGAACAAGTGCTGACAAGTGCTATTCAAATTATAGTCGCTATCGTGAATGGTATTGCACAGAGCTTGCCGCAATTAATACCCGCTATTGTTCAGGCAATCAATGTCATAAATGAAACGTTGACACGTCCTGATATGCTCGGAATGATACTCGAAGCGGGCATTACTTTAATTGTTAAATTGATTGAAGGACTTGTCCAAGCAACGCCGCAAATTCTTGAAGCCTTAACGGGAATCGGCGGTCAAATGCTCGCAAAAATGGGCGAATGGGCGGCAGACCTCGCGACAAAGGCAACGACGTGGGCAAAAGATATGATGTCGAACTTCATTCAAGGCATAAAAGACAAGATTTCGGACGTAACAAGCACAGTTTCCGACATTGCGTCGACGATTTCTGACTATATCGGATTTTCAGAGCCGGACAAAGGCGCGTTGTCCAACTTCCACACGTTCGCACCAGATATGATTGATTTGTGGGACAAGGGCGTTCAAGACAACTTGTATAAAGTCAAGGGAACAATCGACACAATGGCAACAGTTGTTGCGGGCGGAATGGAAACAACCGACTATTCGCAGAACTTCGACACGCTGACAAATACAGTTGCGGCGCTTGGTAACGACAAACAAATTGTTATTCCTGTCTATATTGGCGACGAGAAGATAACAACAGTTGTTACAAATGCCGTAAATAGGGCGAATTTCATCACGGGAGGGCGTTGAAATGCTAGGAAGTAACTTTTTACATATAAACGGCGTTGCAATCCCTAACCCTAAAATAGACGGGTTCTCGGAGGCGCCGCAGATCATAGAGCAAGTGAACCAGAGCGAGGCGGGGTCAGACCTTGTCACAGTAACAAGGCTAAACAAATTGTCTTTGAACATGACTTTCAATGTTTCGTCACGTTGGAAAGCAAAACTAGACAACTACTCGAAGCTCTTGTCCGTGACTTTGACCTATAACGGCGTTGACTATGTCGGCAGATTCCGAGCAACGGGCAACGCCCTTTTTGGCAACTCGGCACACACTCAGGGAACAAACGGACTTTGGGTTTGCAATTACACCTTTACAGAGATTTAAAGGGGTGAGTCTATGTTTAATGTTTCAAACGACTACTTGGCGGCGGTGCATTCCGCCGTTCAAAGTGGTTTTATAAGTGGTTCTGTTGGCGGCGTTCCGTTTGGAGCAGACGACGTTCTTCTCGGTTCTGCGTCGCTTTCGAATCAATGCGTAACACCTAACAATATTAAGTTGGGCGGTGTAAACGTCGGAACGCTGAAAATAACATTTTGTAATAATATCTTGGTTCATCGTGGGACGTGGGAAAACAAAAGAATCGTTGTTTATTGGAATCAACTTATAGACGATTCCGTCGAGCCTAACGTCTACGAAACTATTCCTTGTGGTGTCTTTACTGTTTCAAAGGCAGAACACGCCGCCGAGGGTGTCGTCGTTCTTGCTTATGACAATATGGCAAAACTTGACCAAGAATTGCAATTCACCACAACCGACGGCGCCCCGTACAATGTAGCAAAATTCCTTTGTAATTCTTGCGGCGTCACTCTGGGAATGACTCGCGAGGAAGTCGAAGCGCTACCGAACGGAACAGAAACTTTCTCGTTATATCCTGACAACGACTGTAAAACTTATCGTGACGTTTTGTCACACCTTGCCGTTGCTCTCGGATCATTCGCCACAATGAACAGAAACGGCGAGTTGATATTCAAGACATTTACAGACCAAGTCGTTGCAACGTTCAACGCTTTCGAAAGAATCAAGGGCGGTTCGTTCTCTGATTTCGTGTCTTACTTCACGGAAATAACAGTAGAGGACATAGCAAGCGAGGTTTCCTATAAAGAGTTTATGCCCGGCAATAATGGTCTATCAATGGAGCTTGGCGCAAACGCCTTTATGCAATACGGACTAGCAGAAACAAAGCGAAGAATCCGTCTTGCGGTTCTGGGGTCACTCTCTCAAATGAGATACACGCCCTTTAATACTTCATTACTCGGAAACCCTTGTTTTGACTTGGGCGACGTGATCGAGTTTAAAGGCGGAATCGCGGGAGCGTCTTCGAAGTGTTGCGTAATGTCCTTTACTTACACTTTCAACAGAGTGTTTGACATAAGCGGTTATGGTGAAAATCCCGCCACACTTGGGGCGCAATCTTCAACAGACAAGGCGGTCAAGGGTGCAAAATCCAACAGCTCAACAAACGAGCTTACATTCCTTAAATATGTCAATGCCGAAAGAATTATTCCTGACGAATACGGGCGAAGGATTCGTCACGGGTCGGGCGCTAATTATCCGTTGCGCTACTTGTTGCACGCTTTCACGATTGACGCTTTGAAAGATACAAACGTCGAAGTCTTCGCAAGGGTTCAACCATACAGAACGACAAGCGACGGGATGTACGCTTGGAAAAATGAGCGCTTCACAGTTTATCACGGCTTCGAATACGAAGTCGACGGAACGACAGAGCACGAAACGACATTCAAGTCCGAAACTTTGGTCGGTACAGATTGGACGACAGAACACACCCTCGCAAGGCGAAGCGATAGTAAAGATTCTATCGAAGACAATTTCGTCTTATTGAACATTCCGGCGGGATCACGAAAAACGCTGAATGTTTACTACATCGCGCATTGTGACACTTGGGGTTTTTCTGGTGGTGACACATTCTTTCAAGATTACTTTATGGACGTTGGCGACGTTGAAATCGTCGTAAAGGGTCAGGGACTAGCAAGAGAAGAAAGATTCTCAGGACTTATCGTTGTTACGGACACTTTGCCGCCTTATCTTATCGAGGGTCTATCCGTCGCAGATATTGTCGACAATGCAAGCGTGACAATAACTGACAATATCGTCGTGGACGACCTAAACGACGAGTTAGACGAATATTCGATCGCGGGTCTTTTGGTAACTGACATAGACGAAAGTTTGTCTATCACCTTAACCAAGATAACTTTCGGACTCATTACGGAAGACGGCGAATACAACCTTGTAACCGAAGATGGCGACTATAACTTCATAACAGATTAAAGGGGGTTAACTTATGGCAGAACAAGACAAAAAGATTTCGGAGTTAACGAGCGTTTCTTCGATTTCTGCGTCGGACTTGGCGTTGGCAACTATTTCTGACCCTGACAACGTGGGCGAATATCTTTCGCGCAAGATCACGGAAGGAAACAAGGCAACGTCTTATTTAAATACTTTCGAATTTCCACTTCTTTTGAACACGACGGACAAATCAATTATCGGTGCTATCAACGAGCTTAACGATAATATGCCCGCAGATATTGAAGACGTGGAATTTCCGACAGAGTAAAGGGGGTTAAACTATGGCTTCGAATACATACGGCGCGATTAAACTCTCGACCGCCGAAGACGTGGGCGCCGTCCTGAAAAAGAAGACGGGGTCGGCAGACGGCTATAAGCCGAAAGAGTGGGCGGACACAATAAATCTGTTGGGTCTTCTTCCGATAAGAACGGCAAGCGGAACTATTGCTCATTTTGAAGACGGCGCAGACGATGTTCCTATGAAGTCAGTTGTGGCAAATATAGTGCCGATACAAGACCTTCATGGCTATGATTCACCATGGGTGGGTGGTGCAGGACGAAATCTGTTCAATATGGGGAGTAAAGTTAGTGCCACTCATGCAGGTATGACAATAACAAGTGATGATGACTACCTAATTGTAAATGGCACGAAATATGGTAATGCGTATTTTGTACCATCAACATTGGGATTTACTCTGCCAAGCGGAACATATCATGCCAAAGCATTTACAAGTGGAACAGCATCATCACAACCTTCTATATATGTTATGAGTGGTAGTGATGTGTTGACAACGGACATTAGAATGTCAGAGTTTACATTCACATTAAGCGAAGAAACAACACTCACGATACGTTTCGCATTTTGGACTGACAACGCAACATATAACAATTACAAAATCGGCATAGTCATATCCAAAACGAGTGGAATAGACAAGTTCTATCCATATGAGAACATCTGCCCTATCAGCGGATGGAGTGGTGCGAATGTTACGAGAACGGGTGCTAATGTTTGGGATGAGGAATGGGAACTTGGAGCTTATGACGATACAACGGGAGAGCCTACTTCTGCTAATGCAATAAGGTGTAAAAACTATATTCAAGTCTTTAGCGGTCAAACATATAGATTTGTAATAAGCGGAATAGATGTTTATGCAAAATGTGTTTACTACGATAATAACAAAAATGTTGTATCGGTAACAACAAACGCTTTCCATAATCAGACAGCTTTTACAATCCCGAATGGTGTTAGTTATATGCGTTTTTCTATGGCGGGTGTTTATGGAACGACATATCTAAATAATATTTCCATAAATTATCCCTCGACCGACACGTCCTATCACGCTTACACAGGCTCGACATACACCTTTGATTTAGGTCAAGAGATAATGGGCGGAACGGCTGATTGTGTCGGAGGAACAGGAAGCAAGACGAAGGCATATTACGATTTTACAAATAAAAATACTCCTTGGGATAGTGGCGCACCTAACGAGGCAGGCTTTATCCGTTTTGTTAGAAATATCGCAGACAAGGCAACAGGATATTATCTTTTGTGTGATAAGTTTCCGACCAAAAGTGGAATTGTTCCGTCAAGCCCAACAGAAGAAGCAATTTCGGGCTACACAAGCAATAATTCAATTTATATTGCCGTTTCAACTAGCAGGCTTTCGGGGGATTTGACCACAAGCGCAGGACGTAGACAGGCTTTCAACGATTGGATAGACGCAAACGGACTCGAAATTTGTTACGAACTTGCAACCCCTGCGGAATACACCTTCACAGGGCAACCGATAAACAGTTTACTAGGTGTGAACAATGTTTGGACGGATAGCGGTGAAGTGTTGGACGTTGAATACAGAGCAGATATGAACCTTTTAATAGCAGAGTTGGGAGGCTAAACAATGAAGACAAAAGACAATATTAAGAACCAGAACTTCGGCGGACTTGCTCTTCCGAAGTTGCACGGACACACCAAGATAACTTTAACTGATGTTAAGACGGGCGAGAAAGAAGTCGTCGAGAAAGACAATTTAGTAACAGACGCGGTCGCAAATATCTTTGCAAGTAACTTTTTCGGCTCTATGAATTATGACAAACTAACCCCACTTTGGGAAATGTTCGGAGGCGTCCTTCTTTTCGAGGACTCGCAAGACACGACCTTAACTTTGCCTTTGAACGACCACGAAAACAAGTTCGTCGGCAATGCGGGACAGACTTCTCATTCTTCCGCGTCTACTTATCGCGGCAACCCTAACGGCGCTTTGTCTGGTGAAATCCCGAACGGCTATAAATTCACTTGGGATTTTGCAACGACTCAGGCAAACGGAACTATCGGAAGTTTAAGTCTTTGCCATAAGGACGGCGGCGACATAGGCTTGAAACCTTACGAAGCGATCGCGAATGAATACCCGTACTTGCTGACGACCAATCGTTCAAAGGTTGTTAACTCTGGTTATGACGCGGACTTCGACTTTTCAACTTTTTATCTTGGCTTGCTCGAGTGTGACATCGAGAACGAAACGGGACTTCACGTTTACTTGAGCGGCTCGGCGCTGACAGTAACGGAAGTTAAAATCCCGCTTATCAAACAAGGCATTTTAAACGACTTGGCAGAATGCGAGGTTGTCGCAACTCACGACGTAACTTTGACAAGATCGTTTAACGCGAGATATTCGGCGATTGTTTCCGACTCTGATTATATCTACGTTGTCACGGCGGGAACATCCGCGGGCGGTTCTACTCTCAACATTGATAAAGTCAGTAAGTCGACGTGGACTTCCACGGCGGCAGACATCACGGACGCTTCACTCTCGTTAAGCAATCTTGATTTTGGGTGGTACTACGCAGACGCGGGCGCCGTTCATAAGGTTGCTTTGTCCGGCTCTTATCTTTACTACCCAAAGAACGGAAACACGACACTATATAAAATCAATCTGTCAAACGCCGCAGACATCACGGAATTAAACACTAACTTGACCGCAGCTTTCGACCTTCGCTGTTTTGGTATGGTCGAGATTTCCGACGGCTTGATTCTCGGCGACGGCTTTATTGTCAACTATGACACGATTTATCCTGTTTCGAGGGCGACGACCTTCTCGACACTCGCAACAAACAAGGCTAACCCGTATGAAATGATAAGAATCATCAAGTCTGGTGATAGGTTTTATTCGTGGTCTTGGGGCGCGCCTGACTATGTCGAAATGACAGTTTACGTGGGCGTGGCTTTCCCGAATATCTACTTGGGAACTATTCAGAATATAACACCCGTAACAAAAACGAATGATAAGACAATGCAAGTTGAATACACGATTACACTTGTCGAATAAATGAGGGTCGAAAATATGAATAGAGCAAAAATCATTGAATTTTCCTTGTCGGCTTTAACGGGTCTGTTGGCGTCATTCTTTGGTGCCTACTTTCCCGTTGTTTGTTGCGTCCTGATCGCGATCGTTTTCGACTTCATAACGGGAATGATTAAAAGCAAGGTAAAGGGCGAGCCGATAAGCTCGAAGCGTGGCGTAATTGGTTTTTGGCGAAAAATGGCACTTCTTATGGCGTTGTTTTTCGGCATTTTCCTTGATGTCTTTATCCCTATTATGGTTGGAGTTGTTGCGGTTGAACTTCCGTTCAAACTTCCTATTGGAACTATTGTTGGGTGCTATATCGTAATTAACGAATCAATCAGTATTTTCGAGAACATCAACGCCGCTAACCCTTCCGTTCTTCCGAAATGGATCAAGTCGCTTTTGAAGGGCGGAAAAGAAACCATTAATAACGGAGGCAAAAAGAAATGAATACTAAACTTTTGAAGAAGGGCGACGTTCTTCTCGCCCACAATAAGGACAGAAAGCACACGGCGATATATTACGGCGACAACAAGGTTATTTCCGCTAATATAAACGAGTTGGGCAAGACCACGGGCGGAAAGTCAGGCGACCAGACGGGACGCGAAATCGCGGTCGTTGATTTAAAGGGCGCTTGGGACGTGGTTCTCAGATATAAGGACGAAACAATCGCAGACGCGGCGACACTCTTCGCCCTTGCTATCGCTGACGACGACTCACACGGCTACGACCAATTATTTCGTTGGAATGAAAAAGGCGACTTCGATTGCTCGTCTTTGGTTATCGAGTCTTATTCCGCCGTAGGTGTGCCCGTAAAAGACAAGGGCGCCACTTGGACGGGCAATATGAAGTCCGCTTTTAAGAAGTGCGGATTCTATGAAGTAGACCTCACAGACGAAGAGCCGGACGAAGAACCAGAACCGCCAAAGCCGACCACGGCAGAGAATGTTTATATCGTAAAGAAGGGCGACACTCTTTCAAAGATCGCACGACAGTTCAAAACCACAGTTGCCGAGCTTGTCAGAATCAACGGAATAAAAGACCCTGATAAGATCATCACGGGACAAAAAATATATCTTCCTCAGAAAGTCGTTATCGAACCGAAGACGGACGACGGCTTCGTTCTGGGCGTGGTTAACACAATATCTTTGCCGCTTAATGTCAGAAAGTCACCTTGCGGAACTGTTATCCGTACACTTCCAAAGGGCGCCAAAGTCTATATAAAGAAGGGTTATTCCGCTTGGGGTGAACTTAAAGACGGCGGCTTCGTATATATGCAATATATTAAATTCTGACAACTTACTCGAAGTGCGGTTCGGACTCTCTTTGATTTATCGGCGAAAGCAAGAAGGGGGCGTCCCGCACGGCGTCACCTTCCTATATTGACAGTAACGGCGCGGCGTTTCCATATACTGTTCAATGTCCTCGACTCCTTCCTGATTAACTGTATTTATTCAATAGTACGACGTATAGACCCACTTCCGCGCGAGTGGGTCTTTTTTATTGCTTACAAAACCTCGACAAGTAAATCGACAAGTAAATTTTGTAGAAAAATCGGTTATATTTTCGTTACAAAATGAAAACGAAATGAAAGCAGAAAAGCCGATAACCCTTGAAAATAGGGCGTTTTTATAATGACTTGCAAATGAAAATATAATATCCCTAACGGGTTCGATTCCTGTTGGGGGTGCCACTTCAAACCCTAGAACGGCAGACGTTTCGAGGAAATGAAAGAAACGAAACAAGTAAATATACAAGTAAATTTTCTTGGATTTCGTGCAAAAGACAACCGCCCGTGCTTGGATCGTGAGGAACGGGCGGTCTATTAAAAATGTAATATGCCTAAATGGTTAGCACCTAACTATTATATCAGTTTTGGGCGGCTTTATAAAGCGGCGTAACGCTCAGACGTTCGGCGGCTTCGTGAAGCTCGTTCGAAATTCTATGCTTTCCGTATAGTTCGTGCCCGTCCGTTGCCTCCGAGTGTCCGAAAATTCCTTTAATAAGTCTGTCCGGCAGATACGATTCTACATGAGAGTAAAAAGTGTGTCTGAGTCCGTATAAAGTGATGTTCGGCAGATTGTGTCGTCTGATTAAGACTTTCAAAGTTTCCCTGACGTTGTCTTGGTTCGGCTTGCCACCTATCCTATTACAGAACAACCACTCGGACTTTAAATTCTGCGTTGCCCGTAATTGGTCGAGAATTAGCCTTCTCGCTTCGTCTGGTAGTTCTATGATACGATTTGCGTTTTTGTTCTTGCCGTCCGTTACACGCCCCCTAGCGTTGATAGAACGGCATATATACAAGACGCCGTCCTTGTAATCTGATCTTTTAAGACCCAGAATTTCACCTGGTCTTAAACCCGTCAAGATTTGCAAGAAGATTGCCCGTTCGTACCACAAATTTTGAGGATTTCGAAACAACTTTTCAATGTCTGATAATTGCAATATCTCTTTTCCGACTTTTGGGGCGCCGCTTGGAATGTATAAAGCCTCCGACGGGTTCTTGTCCATATAGTCATTAATCAAACACCAACGGCAGAAAGAAACGATCACGCCGCGAATATTAGACAAATATTTCCGTGATAGTTTTTCTACACCTTCTCTATGTGGTCTAGCGTCGTTTATAACGGCTTGTAAATCAGATACACGAATTTTATCGAGCGGAACACTAGAAAGCCGAGGAAGGACGAATAGGCGGGAAATAGAACGAATCTGTTCTAATTGCTCGTTACGTCCGTTCTTTTTTATGTAGTCTTGAACATATAGTTCGAATACGTCGCCGAATTTCAAGTCGGAACGGGTGCGGCAGACAATCCACTTTTCCGCCCGTTCTATGACTTCTCTTTTTCCGTTCCGTTTGTCCTGACTTGTGAACTGCTTTCTTTGTCCGTCGATCATCACGGACAGAACCCAACGTTTTAGTGTTACGTTCCATTTTGGGCGTGGTAGTTGCTTCGAAATCATTTTGAACCCCTTATGAAATCCACAAAGCGAGAAACTTCCTCAATCTGGTGTTTGTCTAAGCTCTCAATCTTTTCGAGCAAAACGAACGTTTCCGTTGTTCGTTTGTCGTCTTGAAAGCCGAACAAGTAGTCCAACGAGCAATTAAAGGTTTCCGCAATCTTTATCAATGTTCCCGTGTTTGGGTCGGCAATGTCTTGTTCCCACTTTTGGATTGAAGAAGCGGAAACCGAAACTATCTTTGCCAACTCTTCCTGAGTCATTCTTTTTGACCTTCTTAACTGTTTTAATCTATTTCCAATCATTGTTTCTGACCTCCGACGTCATTATATTACGGTTTCATTAAAAACACAAAAAAATTCAAGTAAACTTGAAAAACATTATTGAAAACTTGAAAAAGTTTGTTAAAATCGAAATAACAACACGGAAGAAAATTCCGAAAACCTGAAAAAGAAGGAGGTAAAATCGGTGGCAAACAATATAAAAATTGAGCGTGTCCGCTTGGATTTTTCACAAACCGACCTTGCACAAGCAATAGGCGTTTCAACACAAACTATTTGCAAGTGGGAAAGTGACATTTCAAGTTGTCCGGCAGACAAACTTCTCGAACTTCGTAACACGTTCGGTTGTTCGCTCGACTATCTTGTCGGACTCTCAGACGAAAGAGGGGGTGTATATCGTGAAGTGCGGAACTCATAACACTTACCCACTCGTTCGCAGAGCTTATGACACGTTGGAAGAACTCGCGGACGTGATCGGACGAAACCGCGTCACGGCTTTTAGAAAACTCGCTTATTGCGAATTTACCCAAAGGGACAAAGAAAAGGTGGCGCACGACCTCATAAACAGAGGACTCGAAACAGACGTTAAAGAAACAATCGAAAAGTATTTCGGAGGCTAAACACAATGACAGAACAAGAACTAGAGAACAGAATCACAAACAAGATTATTGAGTCTTTCTCGATCCTGAGAGAGTACGACCAGAACTCCCGCTCTTTGGAAATGACGATTTCGAAAAATTCCACGGGGTCTTACTACGTCAGGGCGCACAATGACGCCTACAAAAACGATGTGGCGCCGCTTCTTCTTAACCGCTTTGTCGGTGAAGCTGCGTTCAAGTTCAAGTCGGCAGACATCACGACGGACGATTTGTTTTGCACAGACGCCGTTATGTACGCATACGACAAAGCCGTAAAAGAAATGGTAAAAGCCGCTGAGGAAGTCGGCGACGCTTCACAGATCAAGTTTATAAAAGTTGTCTTACAGACTATGCGAGCAACCTTGAATGCTCAATTATTCTTGGACGGACAGACCCAGAACGAGAAATAAAACCTAGAAATAATCGTCAATCCCTGAATCGAGCGACCGAACCAAACCACAATCTAAAAACTCTTACAAAAATAAAAAGAAAGGACAACCGCATTCGATAAAGTAACTTTACACACTCGGTCGTTCGCTTTGGGGATTGGCAGAAAGGAAAAACAATGAGCAACAGATATTCACAGAGAAAAAGGATCCTTCACTACTTGCATATATACGGGTCAATAACCAGAGCCGAAGCCTTTACACACTTGGGTATAACTGAACTTTCGTCTAGGGTCGGTGAGATAAACGACGAAGGGGAAGTCAGGATCACTTCTTCTTGGGAGTCCGGCACAAATGTTTTTGGCGAGCCTATAAGGTATAAGCGTTACAGAGTCGCAGAGGTGGTCAAATGAGCAGACATTTTACAGTTACATTGCCAAAAGGTTTGGTTGTTGATGTTTACGACCTACCCGAAGATTTCGAAAAACAAGTGCAAAAAGCATTCGCAGAATTTACCGAACTGACCGCAAGCGATTATACATACCAAGATAAACTAATGTTTATTGACCGCGCGGCTTGGTTTCTTCACGGCAGGAAAGAACCCGAAGACCGCGTTCGAGAACTCATTCACGAAAAACTTGATTATGACTTGGACGAATACGGCTCTTTTCCTGACGAATCCGATTATCTGTCAACCGAGTTTATGGAATGGTGCTTCGAAGAAGGAAGACAGAGTCAAAGACTACATTCGCAAGACTTCGAAGGTGTTACGGAACATAGAGACCGAGAGCAGATAGAAAAAATGCTCGAACGATTTATTAAGGCGGTTATCTCATACGACAAGGAAGGGCGGGCAAATGATTAAGTTTTTTTGTGATAGGTGCGGAAAAGAAACAAAGTTTGACGAAACCATACTCGACAGTATAGGGCGCGCGTTAGCAAAGCTCGTAAACAAAAACGATTCCTACACTTTGTATAAGAACGACGCCAAAGTCTATTTATGCAAAGATTGTCAAAACAACCTTGTCGAATGGTTGAAGGGGGCGGACAAATGATCGAGTATGAGGAATCTTGTGTCGATTGCGGACAACCTTGTCTTGGTTCTGGTTGTCGATATTACGGAAAAACCGCAATTCGAACTTGTGACAAGTGCGGCGACCGATTGGCGCCGAAGGAACGATTCTTTCAAGTCGGCGACGAACAACTTTGTCTGTCTTGCCTTTGTGCCCTTTGTGGGGTCTGCGATCGAGAAGAAGACGGCGAGGAACTTTGCGAGAAATACAAAGAGGTGAAAACATGAGCGAAGATTTTAACAGAGCCAACGAGATTTTAAAGAAACTCGGATTGGCTAACGACAATATTAAATACATAGATATTTCAATCGGTAACAGTAGCAAAACGACCAAGTACGCAGAAACAAAAGAGCGAGTAAAAGCCTTTAGAACTGTTTTTCCTGAAGGTTCGATCGCAACAAAACTTGTCGAGTGGGACAAGGAAAAGGGCACTATCACTTTTAAAGCCGAAATCTACAACGAGAACGGAAACCTTCTTTCGACGGGTTATGCTTGCGAGAACGTCAATGTCGGCTTTGTAAATAAGGGCGGCTCGGCTCTCGAAAATTGCGAAACAAGTTCCGTTTCCCGTGCACTTGGTTTCCTCGGCTTCGGAATCGTCGGTGGCATTGCTTCGGCGGAAGTTATGCAACAAGTAGCACACCAGAAAGAGGAACGCGACGGAATGAAGATTTGCCGCCGTTGTAACGGAACGATAAAAGACGCGGTCAACAGTAAAAACGAGCTTATCGACGCGGAAACGATAGTGAAAGAGTCATTAAGGGTTTACGGCGACGCCTACTGTTTGAAGTGTCTTGCTGAAATAAAACAGGCGGGCGGCTTGTCCTTCCTCGGAGGCGGCGAGAAATGAAGAACGCAGAAAGAGTAGCAAGGGACGTTGCGTTGATAATTAAAGACCTAGAGGGCGGAAGGGTAAGTCCGCGAAATGCAATCAAAAGAATTGGTGAACTCACGGCGCAGAGTTGCGAACATTGTTCATACAAGGATCATTGCGAGGGCGAGCACGTTTCATGCTATGGCGGTTATCTTGGTTGGTTAGACGAAGAGGTGTAAAAAATGAACCAATTAACCATTTATGATTTGTTGCCGGACGAACCGCGCCCAGACTTCCGAGCAATGAGCGAAGAACAAGTCGCAAGCTATATCGGCGAAGTTCTCGGCGTGAACTTCTTATGGAATGAAACATTAGAGGAATACACGGCGACCATTAAAAAGACGGAACACAGAAAATTCTTTCTTGAATTTCACTTTAGCAAATATTTGCTGATGTCAGACAATCCAAAGAACGGACAAGTCTTTCTGAGTTGTGGCGCGGTATGGTCAGACGGCGGAAGCGGGTGCCCGTGCGATAGCCTCGAAGAAGCGATCAAATTTTATAAAAACTATATTTGAGGAAAAGCAAATGAAGAAAAAGGCTCAAACAATGATTTATGACAGTTGGTTTTTGACCTTTAAAGTCTTACCAGACGAAAAGGCGGGTCAACTGATTAAGGCGATAGGGGATCACGTTTTAGGAAAGCCCGTTCGACTTCCTGACGACCTCGAAGACGTGGCGAACGAAATGTTTGAAACGATCGACGAAGCAAAAGCCGCCTACGACAACAAATGCGAGCAAATGCGAGCAAATGCAAAGCAAAGGTTTGCAAATGGTGAGCAAATGCAAACAAATGCTGACCAATTGGAGGGTAAAAAGAAAAAGAAAAAGAACGAAGAAAAAGAAAAAGAAAAAGAATATAAAGAAATACTCTCTAAAGAGAGTACAAAGAAAGACGCTTCGCGCTTTCTTGCACCTTCTCTTCCTGAGATCGAATCTTATATTCACGAAAAGAACCTTGACGACCTTGTCAACGCTGAGTCCTTCTTCACGTTCTACGAATCAAAGGGTTGGTTTGTCGGTAAATCAAAAATGAAGGATTGGAAAGCCGCCGTTCGAGGTTGGGCGAGCAGAACCAAAGAAGAGAAACAGACGGCAACGTCACAGACAGAACAACAAAGGGCGCGACTCATGGCAATACTTGAAGAGCCGGACGAAGAAAGGGGGCACACGCCGTGGTAAGCAACAAAGCATTGTTAGAAGGTTTGGACTTGTTACAAGCATATTTTCCCAAGTATGCGACACCAGAGGCAAGCGAACGTATTCTGAGGGATTGGAAGGTGACATTTAAGGACGTGAGCGAGGAATCCTTCTTGTTCGCCCTGACTTCCTACTGTAAGAGCCACACCAAGCCGCCGTTCGCAGAAACGATAAACTATCACGCGAAACTGTTCGACACTCAGAAAGTGACACAGTACGAAAAGAAGCTCGCGGCATACCTTGAATATAAGAACGCGGATCAAGACAAAATAAACACTTGGGTCGACTTCCGCCGAGTAATGGACGAAACGCAAGGTTGGACGACTTCTTCGTTTAAGGAAATGCAACAGTTCACACGCGACCAACTGAACGAGGCAATTCGAAACCTTCCGAGGGAATACAGAGAAAGAAACAATATTGAAGAGGTGACACAATGACAAGGGTAAAAGAAAACGCGGATTTTATTAAGTGCATAGAACAAGTGGAAACAACGGGAACTCTCGAAGAAGGTAAAGTCTTTTACTTGGATATTATCGCAAGTGCTTTAGTTGACATTTCAAAGAGTTTGGCTATTATCGCCGACAGCATGAAAGAGGTGGAACAATGACTAACGAAGACGCGATCGAGATTATTGAAACATTCCGTTTGATTTTTGACTCACCAGAGGTTGAGAACAAAGAAGTCTTGCTCGGTGCCATTGATAAAGCAATCGAGGCGTTGAAGAGGGAGGAGGCAGACAATGGTACAAGAGAGGCTGAGAGATAAGGACAAGGATTTGAAGGGAATGAAAAAGGCTCTCGCAGAGATGCTTGATCGCTCTTGGGAAAAAGGATATGTTGCAGGATTCAATGACGGATATGCAACAAGGAAGGAGGCAGACGATGACAAGGTTAATTGACGCGGAAGCTTTAAAAGATACCGTTATGTCAAAGTCAGACGGTATGGAGGATTTGTGGGACACGGCTGGAGTTTTAAACATGATAAACAATGCACCAACAGTTTGTGTGGACTTGTCCGAATATTCAGACAAGTTATGGAAAGAGGCATACGAGCGAGGGAAGAACGAAAGATCAAAAGGTGAGTGGAAAGAGTGGTTTGATGAGAGATGGGGAGGAACAACGATTTATTGCCCTTATTGTCACGAAGACGCATTGGAAAATAATAAAGAGGGTTTATATAGACAAGTAAAATCTAACTTTTGCCCGAATTGTGGAGCAGATATGAGGGAGGCAAAAAATGATACAAGAGAACTTGAAAAATGAAAGCAACGATTTAAAAGGGTTGAAAAATGAGGCTGAGAGAATGCTTATTTGTGCTTGGAAAAAGGGGTACATTGCAGGATTCAATGACGGATATGCAACAAGAAGGGAAGCAGAAAATAAGGAGGCAGAACAATGACAAAGTTTGAAATGATGTTCGTTATTTACGGGACGCTTCACTTGTTCTTTGAACTTGCAATCTTTGGGGCGTTGTCCAAGATCGGCGAAGCGTTGCTGACGAAGGAAGAGAGGCGGGACAAATGAAAGAGATACAATTCTTTGTCCCAATGGAAGAGATACCAAAAAGAACGGCGCAGCAAAAAGGCGTTAGCATTGTCGGAGGCAAACCGCATTTCTACACCAAAAAGAATCTTGAAGACGTGGCGAGCTTTTACGCTTGGGTATTCAAAGGGTATAGACCAGAACGACCACTTGAAGGACAGATAGCCTTGTCAATTGTCTTTCACTATCCGGCACGAAGACCACACAAGAACGGACAAGGGAAAACGACCAGACCTGATGTTGACAACCTCGCCAAACTTCCAATAGACGTTTTGACCAAGTTGGGGTTCTGGTTAGACGATAGTCAAATAATAAGTTTGTCGCTTGGGAAGTTCTATTCAGAAAATGTCGGCGTTATGGTCAAGATAGCGGAGTTTGACAAGGAACAACGATTTGATGATAAAGGGAGGCGGGTTTTATAATGTCTGCGAAAGATTGGTTAAACCGCGGCTATCGAATAAGCAAAGAGATAGAAACGAAAGAAGCCGTTCTCGAAACAATGCTAAAGATAGTTTCCAAGACGGAAACAAGCGGAAGTCAGATAAATCACACCCAGAATACAAACGAAGCAAGTTTCATAAGGTGGTCGGAACTGAAAAACAATATCGACCGACTAAAGACCGAATTAATATCTATCGACCAAGAAACAGACGATTTCCTCCGACAACTTCCGAACCCTGACGAATACAGAATCTTGTATTGTCGTTACGTCCGCCGTATGGATTGGCGCGACATTCGAAGAACATTTCCTCAGTTGAAAGAGGCTACAATGTTTCGATTACATTCTAGGGGCATAAAGCATATATCAGAATTAACTACACACGAATTTGACAGATATATCTAATTTCTAGTATATTTGATAGTGAATGAGAGTAAATGAAACTTGATTAAATCGCAAAAGTCGGTTTTAATTAAACTGTGAATTGGTATGAAATACTAGTTCTGTTAAGTCATTGTGAACCCGCGTTGGAAATATCCTCGCGGGTTTTTGATTGGAGCAAAGACAATGAGAAGTGTAGACCATTCGTTTTATAACTCGGCTAAGTGGCGACAAGTTGCGGCAGATTATAAGAAGAGCGTACACGGACTTTGTGAACGTTGCAAGAAAAAAGGATTGTACGTTCCCGCAAAGATCGTGCACCACAAAATACACCTGAACGAAAGCAATGTTAACAATCCGTCGGTGACTTACAACTTTGATAACCTTGAGGCACTTTGCTTGGGGTGTCATAACGCTATCCACATGAGCAATGGTAAGCGCTACACGTTCGACAAGGCAACGGGCGAAATGTTCATTAAAAGTGACTTGTGAGGCGACAATGGAAACTTGGAAAGTAATTGAAGGTTACGGCGGACATTATGAAATATCAACAGAAGGACGCGTTCGTTCTAATTACGGAGTGGGAAGAATACTAAAGCAAACGTGGACGAAAAGTTATTATTCGGTTCACCTATCGTTCAAGAATCGGAAAAAGCTAGAACGGGTTCACAGACTTGTTGCCGAAGCGTTTCTCGAACGAAAAGAAGGGTTAAACGTCGTGGATCACATAGACACAAACCCAAGAAACAACAACGTTAATAATTTAAGGTGGACGGACACAAAGGGCAACGCGAACAACTCTTTGACGAGGCGGCACAAGAGCGAGTCAAAGAAGGGAAACAAAAACCCAATGTTCGGTGTTGTTCAATCTGAGTTGCTTGAAAGAATACACGACGAAAGAAAAATAAAAGTTCGTCAGTTTACAAAGGAAGGTGTATTCGTTCGCGAGTATTCAAGCATAACCGAGGCAGAAAAGGAAACTTCGGTTCATGGAACTAGTATATCTAAAGCGTGTAAAGGAAAACGAGCGGCGGCGGGTGGCTTCGTGTGGAAGTATAGCCCCCACCAAAAAAATTAAAAAACGATTTTGTAAAAGAC